CTTCCACATAAGCTGTGGAAATATTACATTCTGTTTGATGTAACCAAAATTTGTGCCTTGCGATTATTTTATTCATTTTCAATCCCTCCTAAAATCTTTTTACAAGCTTCTACATATCCGTCTGGAAGTGTTTCAGTGTTCATCTTCCCACCGTTTGCTCTCCGTTCGAGATATTTTTTAACTTCTTCTTTTTCTTCTTCCAGTTCGTAAATAAATTCTTCGTAGGAAACGAAGTCCTCATTTTCGACTAACTTTTCAATTTCTTTTCTTAATTCTTTCATCTTCTTTTCTCCCTTTTAAATGCTTTTCGTTTATCTTTAACTAGAGTATAAATGATTTTAGTTTAAATGTCAATGGTAAAAATAAACTTTTTTCGTTTGACATATGATATATTTTAAATTATAATGATTTAAAAACAGAAAAGAGGTGTGGTTGATGGAATACAATATAAACTTTACTTACAAGGACAACAAGCAATTAAAAGAAATCTACAAAGAACTACTAAAAAGGAACGGCATGACAATGACAGAAGCGTCACAGCTCTTAGGATTGTCAACACCGCAGCAGCTAAACAACAAATTTAATAATAAAAAAGTATCCTTAAGTGATTTAAAGGATTTTTTGGGTATAATGGGATATGATTACGAGATAATAATAAAAAAGAGATCTGGGAGCTTTTGAGTTCTTCCAGATTTCTTTTACTATGCAATTCTTGAAACATTGGAAGTCTTTACTTTTTCACTTCCGTATTTTCTTTGAATGTCCTCGAAAGACATTTTTTTCTTATGCCACTTTCCAGATGGTTCAGTTGAGAAGTGCCACTTTTTACGATTCTTAGACCATTTAAAGCCTAACTTCTTTAACTGTTCTCTATATGGGTATGTATTGCCGTCTACCCATATCCAAGAACCGACAACTTCAATGTTAAGACCATCGAAAGAAACAATATTATTAATAACATTTCTTAAGGCTTCGTCTGCCTTGTAATCAAATGTATTTTTCTTTTCCTCTTCTGGTGTCTGCCCTGCCTTGAACATGTCAAACAGTTTCTTGTATTCGGCTGTAATCTCTTGACATGTAACAACGTCTCCGCCATTGTCTGGGTGATTGGCTACCATTAATTTTTTGTATTCTTTTCTGAGTTCCTGTAAGTTTTTGGCTGTAAAATATTTCATTTCTTATCTCCTTTTCTTTCTTTGACCGATCTCCTTTAACTGTCTTTATTATACATAAAATTTATGCATATGTCAATAGAAAAGTACATATTTTTTATGCATAAAATTCTTGATGTAAAATCATGGGTATGATATAATGATGTAAAAGGAGGGAAAAACGATGATAAAATACAAATTAGATGTGCAGGAAGAATTGAAGAAAAAAGGATATACTTCTTATATAATAAGAAAAAACAAGTATTTAAGCGAGGGAACACTTGCAAAGATAAAGCGGGGAGAACCAATAAACATGAAAAGTCTCAATGCTATTTGTTGTATGCTTAGAAAAAATGTAGATGATGTAATTGATATAGAAATAACAGACGATGAAAAAATAAAATATTTTATCTAAAAAGTGTTGACTTATACATAAAAATTATGTATAATAAAGACAGTTAAAGGAGATAAGCAAAGAAAGAAAAGGAGATTGAAGTCATGAAAAAAGAATTTTGGGAAAGAGTAAAGTGGGAAAGAATAGTCAATACGAGAAAATATAGATATGTATTAGACGATGATGTAAGACTCGAAAGGCCTTTAATAAAAAGGCTACCAATCGAAGACCTAGAAACGACAGCAGCTATTGACGGGTGGGAAGTTGTAAAGGAGCTTTAAAAATGAAATATAGAACAAAAAAGGCTTGCTTGGATTGTGGCAAGTCTTTTTATGGTAGTACAGACAAGTTGTATTGCGACGAATGCGCCAAAAAAAGAAAATCTAATGTAATGAGAACCAGAGTGTGCAGGATGTGCGGCAAAGAGTTTAACGGTGGACCTAGAGCGTTTTACTGTCCAGATTGTAGAGTTATACGTACAAGAGAAGCACAAAAAAGATTCAGGCAAGGAAAGACAGCTAAAAGGAAGCTTGGGAGTGTCGATAAGTGCGAGCTGTGCGGAAAAGAATATATTGTAATTGCAGGACGTCAAAAATATTGTTCTGAAAAATGTCAGCACGAAGCAGGCTTATTATTGCAAAAAGAATATAAAAGTGCTTATAATAAAGAGACAGAACAGACAAAAAAGAAATTGGAAAAGAACAGCAAAAAACAAAAAATTTGCGAATACTGCGGTAAAAAATTCCAATCCAAAGTTGCAAGTAACACTTGTAGTGATTACTGCCGGCACAAACAAGCGCAGATCAGAAACGCAAGGGCGCGGATTAATCGGGGCGAGAAAACAAATCTTGATACCTTGTTAAAAGAAAGAGAAGAGTATAGAAACAAAGTAAACGATAATAAAGGAGGTACGCGGATGAATGTAAAAAACCAGTACGGGAAAGAAGTAAATTTTGACGAAGCACTAAAATTAATGGATGCAGATTTAAGAGAAAATGTAGCGTATGAATTGAGCCTTTCGTCTGATCAAGAATTTTTTGACAAGTACGCCGAGGCACATAAGAAAAAATTCGGGACCACTTGGGAACCAGATCGAGAATAAAAAGAGTGTAAACAAAGGCACTTCCCACTATGGTATAATTATCTTAGATAATAACCATAGTCGGGAGGTGTCTTTTTTGATTAATAACAAACTAAAGAATTGCTGTAACGATTGCGTACATTGCGAGATCGTGACGGAGACAAAGAGAAGAGCAATCCCAGAGAACAAAACAGAAGTGGTACTGGTAAACATAAAGTGTAGTCATATGTGTGTATGCAGTAAGTACAAGAAAGAGGTGCAGGATGGAAGATAAAAGCCTGTGCTGTGCAGGATGCAAGAACACACTATCTGACAGAGGGATTATGTACTGCACTAAGGATAACGGCAAGAGACTGATAAGAGACAGATATTTGACTGTATGTGATGATTACAAGACAGCAGGACCGACAACAAAGGTGTATGCAAACGAAAGGACGTGAGACAATGGGAGCAGGTGGCAGACCGCCTAAATACAAGAGTGTCAAAACGATGCAAAAAAAGATAGATGAGTACTTTAAACTATGTGAGGGCGAAGTATTAAAAGAAGATGGTAAGATAGTAAGAAATAAAAGCGGCTATCCTATTATGATTAACAGGAAACCTCCAACAATTACCGGATTGGCTTTGCATCTTGGTTTTACATCTAGAGCGGATTTGTTGTATTACCAAAACGAAAAACAAGAGTTTCTTGACACAATCACACGGGCGAAAAGCAGAGTGGAAGAGTATGCAGAGGGCAGATTGTACGACAAAGAGGGAAGTTCTGGGGCACAATTTAACTTAAGAAACAACTTTAAACACTGGGATGCAGACAAGAAGCAGGAAGAGAATAAGACAGAGGGAATTACAATAGTAAATAATATTCCTAGAGAGTAAGGAGCGGTTGCATGGTTAATTTGACGGATGTGATCGCCCCATCTTTTTATGCTGTACATTGGGATATACAAGACGGAAAACATACATATTACGACTTATATGGCGGTCGTGGCTCGACTAAATCGTCTTTTGTTAGTGTAGAGATTGTATTGGGTATTATGCAGGGTGCAACAACAGGAGAATACAGCAATGCGGCAGTGTTTCGAAAGGTTGGTAATACCCTAAGGGACAGTGTGTATGAACAGATAGAATGGGCTATAGATGCCTTAGGTGTAAGTGATCTGTGGGAATCTTCTAAGAGTCCGCTACAACATATATATAAGCCGACTGGGCAGAAGATAATCTATAGAGGACTGGACAAGGCAAAGAAAACGAAGTCTATCAAGGTCGCAAAGGGATATATCAAATACCTGTGGTTCGAGGAACTAGATGAGTTTGCAGGCATTGAAGAGATCAGAACTGTACAACAATCTGTATTGCGTGGTGGTTCTAAGTTCGTAGTGTTTAAGACGTTCAACCCACCAATCTCTGTTAATAACTGGGCAAATAAGTATGTAGCAGAAGCAAGAGAGGATAGCTTTAGACATAAGAGTGACTACACAACAGTTCCTGTGGAATGGCTAGGGAAGCAGTTCATAATCGATGCAGAATATCTGAAAGAGACAAACGAACGAGCATATAAGCATGAGTATCTTGGAATCCCTGTAGGACTTGGAACAAACATCTTTGAGCTTCTAGAAATCCGCACGATCACGGACGAAGAGATATCAAGACAGGAAAGAATCTATCAAGGTCAGGACTGGGGATACTATCCAGACCCGAAAGCTTTTGTCAGATGTGCATATATGCCTGCATCACAAAAAATCTTGTGCATAGACGAACTTGGTGGGCAGAAGATACGAAACACGGCAATGTCACAGTTGATTATTAATAAGGGATATAACGACTATACTATATCCTGCGGTGCTGACGAGATAGAAAGCATCTTAGACTTTAGAGATGCAGGACTTGTGGCAAACAAAACAAACGTATATCCGGGTAGTCGTAAATACTCTTATGAATGGTTGCAGTGCAGGACATTAGTCATAGACCCTGCGAGAACTCCACGGCTGTATGAAGAGGTAATAAGCTACGAGCATGAGGTAGATGAAAACGGAGAAATCAAGGCAGATTATCCAGACGGCAACGATCATTTTATTGATGCATTAAGGTATGCGACAAGTCCAATGAGTATGAGACGTGGCGAGAGTGCATAAAGGAGACAAAAACAATGATGATAAAGCTAAAAGATGTAACTTGTATACAAATTGGAAATGTAATGTTAGGCATCGAGGATATAGAAAAAATATCTATCCATGATGGTGGGGCTTGGCTTACGATTAATGGCGATTTGATACAAGGAAATATAGAAACAAAAATCGGAAACGTTAAACTGATAGCGGTGGAATAGATGGGTATAATAAGCAGAATGAAAGAGATATTAAGTGCCCTTTTTAGACAAAGGGCAAGAGAAGAATTTAAGATAGACACTGCGACTAGTCCAGAGATGCAGAGAGTTATAGAAAAATGTGCGTACATCTATAAGGGCAGTCCGTACTGGTTAGACAAGGACGAGCATATAAAGACTATCAACTTTGCAAAAGCGGTATGCTCGGAGACAGCACGCCTTGCTACCCTTGCAATAGGTATAGAGATAGATGGCAGTGCAAGAGCTAATTGGTTGCAGGAACAGATTGACAAGGAATTGGAGCAGGTGCGACACCATGTAGAATATGGCTGTGCATACGGTACAGTTGTATTAAAGCCTAACGGCTCAAGTGTGGACTTGATTACGCCAGAAAACTTTATTGTAACAGACGAAAGCAATGGAGAGATTCAAGGAATTGTGTTTGTACATCGTGAAATTTCCAGTGATGGCAGGACATACTACACTAAACTAGAATATCACAGATATATTGAGGACGTGTATCAGATCACAAACAGGTGCTATGCTTCTAAGGATGCAAACGATACAGGAAAGCCAATTGACATAGACGAGACACCTTGGCGTGGAGAACTAGAAGATGTAGGACTTGCAAATCTGAACGGACAACGCCTGTATGCAGTTCTTAGGACACCGCAGGCGAACAATGTAGACTTGCATTGTAGTTTAGGATTGCCTATTTTTTACGAAGCAATAGAAGAGCTAAAAGATTTAGACACTGCATACAGCAGGAACGCAACAGAGATATTCGACAGCCGAAGAATGTTGCTGCTAGACTCCGACAAGTTAATGGAGACTGGTACAAGGGTAAACAATACTCAAGATGGATTCGAGAGAAGCAAGAAGCGGTTAAGACTGCCAGAGTACGTCAAGAATGTAAATAGCTCAGACATTAAAGGATTCTATCAAGAGGTAAACCCAAGTCTCAACACGGATACACGATTGACAGGAATCAATGCTTTGTTAAGCCAGATTGGCTATAAATGCGGATTCTCTAACGGATACTTTGTGTTTAACGAAACAACAGGCATCCAGACAGCAACAGGTGTAGAGGCAGAACAGCAACGTACAATACAATTTATTAAGGACGTAAGAGACAAATTACAAGCCTGCATGGATGATCTGATTGCAGCACTTAATATATTCGCTGATCTGTACCAATTAGCACCAAGAGGACCGTATGAAACCGTGTATGACTTTGGAGACATTACATACAACGAAGATGAAGATAGAGCGAGATGGTACAGTTATGTTACTTCCAACAAGATTCCATTCTGGTACTATCTAGTTAAATTTGAGGGATTCAGTGAAGAAGAAGCAAAAGCACTTGAAGAAGAAGCACAACCGAAAGAGCCAGACTTATTCGGTGCAAGCGGAGAGGAGTGAAAGCATGGGAAAGTACAGGATTGAAAAATACCTTGAATACCTTAATGGCGAAGATGTAAAACTGCCAGAACCATTTACAAAACAAGAAAAACTGTTGTACAACATCTGCAAAAAAGGAGTTACAGGCAGTACAGAAACAGACAAAACATTAACGCAAGAGGGCAAGCCTGCGGATGCGGCAGTAGTTGGAAAGATGCTAGATGCGGCACTAATGGTAAAAGACCCAGAAGAATAGGCAGGTGGGATTATGTTAACACCTACCTATCTCTGGTATGTGCCAGAAAAGGCAGAGAAGCAAGCAGAAGAATTACATAACAAGATAGTATCTGTCATTATAGAGCGAATGATGATAAGGCTAGGACGTGGGGAAGATTACCTTTTTACTCCTATTGACAAGTGGCAGATGGATGTATTGCAGGATGCAGGGTATATATTGCAAGCGGTGCAGGCAGAGATAGCACAAACGACAAAGATAAGTATTGCAGAGATCGCACGCACTATGAAAGAAGCAGGAATCAAGGCTCTTGAATGGGATGATACAATCTACAAGAAAGCAGGTCTTGAACCAACACCCCTTAATGAGAGTCCTTATATGCAACGATTGATCCAGAGGAATTATGAAAAGACCAAAGGAGAGATGCATAACTTTACTGGCACGATGCCGAACGCCTGCCATGATAATTACATTAAAGCAGTGGATAAAGCATATACACAGACTGCAAGCGGTACGACAGGGTACACACAAGCGGTTAAAGAAGCTGTAAACGACATAATAAACAGCGGTGCAGACGTAACCTACCCTAGCGGACACAGAGACAGCATAGAAACAGCAACTACAAGAGCGGTTCGCACTGGTGTAAGTCAGATGGCAGGAGATATTACAGATGCACGCATGGACGAGATGAACTGGGATATAATTCTCACGTCTGCACATTTAGGAGCAAGAATTGGAGACGGTGGAGACAACTTAACCAATCATTACTGGTGGCAAGGCAAGTTTTACAGCAAAAGCGGTAATGACCCAAGATTTCCGCCTTTTTCGGTCTGCGGTATGGGAAACGTGCAGGGAATCCATGGGGCAAACTGCCGGCACTCCCACGGTCCGGGGGATGGAATAAACAATCCGTTTGAGGACTACGACAGCGAAGAGAATCGCAAAGAATATGAAAAACGGAAACGACAGAGAGAGCTTGAAAGACGTATTAGAAAGACGAAACGACAGTTAATCGGCATGAAAACGGCTGTGGATAATGCAAAGGACGAAGCCTTAAAGCACGATCTTGACATAGAGTATCAGAAAAAGGCGGCACTATTGCAGAAGCAGAACAAAGCATACAATGATTACTGCAAAGAGAACAATCTTAAGAAGCAGAGCGAACGATTAAACACGGCAGACTGGAACAGGAGTCAAGCATCCTCAGCACGAGGTGCAGCGACACGATACAACAATGCACGAGGTAAATAATGGATACTATAAACAAAATTATGGTAGCCTGTGGGTGGATTATAACGATTGGTAGTGCGATAGGAGTTTTATATACTGCCTATAAGCATTACAAGAAGCCTACGGACGATATGAAACATCGAATAGATCATATAGAGACAGATATTAAAGAAATTAAACAAAAGCTAAATAGTGACTACAGTGCTATTAATAATCAACGTGATGATATGAACCTAGTCATGAAAAGCATGTTTAATTTGATTGAGAACAAGATCACAGGAAACAACATTGAGGGTCTAAAAAAAACCAGAGACGATCTGATAAATGCGTTGACAACACACGACAAACAGTGAGGTGTTTGCTTTTGAAAGTATATGATTTTACCGTACCCGAACTAAATATGTTCCGTACGTATTGCAACTTCACAGATGTTGAAAGAACATTGTTCGAGTATCGGGCAAAGAATATACCACTAGAGAAATGTGCAGAGCTTATGAACGTAAGTCTGTCTACAGCAAAGAGAATCAGCAGGAAAGTTAATAACAAGATTATTAGAGTATGTTAAGGAGAACAGAATGGTAATTGACGGTATAAATTTTAAAGAGCTAAATATCACAAAAGATGGGGAACTGATTGCATCCATTACAGATGGAAAAGATGGGATCGTACACAAGGACGGCTATAGAGTACAACTTGTAGTGGAAGATGTCGGCATGTCGTTTGCAGAAGCATTTAAAAGAATGAAAGCAGGGCGTAAAGTAAAACTTCCATCGTGGGGTGGTTTCTGGTACTGGGATACAGAAAAAGAAACTATCATGATGCAGTGCAGAGACAAGGACAACGGAGAAAAAGGAGACTTATTAGATATTAGAGATACAAAAATGGTGGAATACACACTTAATAATATCTTATCTAACGAATGGCTAATTGCAGAATAAGGAGTGAAAACATGGCTAAATATGTAAAGAAACCTGTTGAGATAGAAGCAATCACATATGAAGAACTTATAAAAATTGGACATGGTAAACCAATAGAACTTGAATACAATGGATATATTATCAAAAAAAATGATGATGATCGCTATATCATTCCAACATTAGAGGGAAATATGTTACTTGGAAAAGATGATATGCTTATCACTGGTGTGGATGGGGAAATCTACCCATGCAAGAAAGAAATCTTTGAAAAAACTTACGAAAAGGCGTAAAAAAAGAGGGTATTGAAAAGGCAAAAATTTATGATAAAATATAAATGTAATAAGTGAAATGAACGTGGTTTATTTCGGAGATACTTTTTCATGTTATAATACTTTAATCCTTTTTTTATTGTTTTGTTATGTAATATAGTACGGTGGATTCCTAACGGAGTCCGTGGAAGTATAACTCAGTTTGTCAGAGTAGTCGGCTCATAACCGACCTGTCACAGGTTCGAGTCCTGTTGCTTCCATTTGCTCACTGTTGTGGGTATAAGAAATTTTTAAATTTCCTCAAAGTAAAGACTTTGTTGGCTTTGAATTTTTCATTTTTCATCATGACACTAAACTGGTTTTATCAAATCATATAGGTGTTCCTCAATTTTATCTTACCCCAAGCACCATGACCCCTATCATGGTGCTGTTTTTTAACTTAATACGGATACTTTTGTGAGACTTTAACGACCTGTTAGAGTCTCTTTTTTAATGCGATAATTTATACATAAAAGGGAGGTGGAAGAGTGAACGGATATAACTATAATCCTTATGCACCGATGTATCAAGACACGATGCAATTGCAAGATAGGCTAAATCAATTACAGCAAATGCAACAGCAGTACAATAAGCCAATGCCAGAACCAGTAAATCCAGTACCAACGCAGAATGTTAACTGGATACAAGTCGCAGGTATAGAGGGAGCAAAGAATCAGATTGTACAACCGGGGGCTACGGCATGGATGATGGATAACAACGCACCTTTCTTTTATGTAAAGAGTGTAGACGGTATGGGCAGTGCAACTTTTAAGGTGTTTAGGTTTGAAGAGATACCACCAGAAGCCACGCAGACAGTCCAAAAACAGAATGTAAACTATGATAATAGATATGTTACAAGAACAGAGTTTGAAGAGCTTCTAGCAAAGCTAGGAGAGCAACCAGAGAAAGGAGAGTTAAGCAATGAGTAATCCTTTAATGAACATGATAGGCGGTATGATAGGAAACAACAACCCTATGCAAATGGTACAGCAGGTAATGGGCATGGTAAGAGGGTCTAACAATCCGCAGTCTATGGTTGAGAGCATGGCACAGACAAACCCTGCGATCAAGCAGGCAATGGAAATGTGCAATGGAAAGAACCCACAAGAAGTGTTTAATAGCCTATGCCAACAGCAAGGCATGAATCCACAGGATATTGTGGACAAAGTGAACAAATAGATATTAAGCGGTGCACAGCTTGGTAAATAAATTATGGAGGACAACAACAATGAATGAAGCAATGGGACTCACTGCGGCAGATGTAGCGGCAGTGACAAGAAATGACGGATATGATAACGGCTTTGGCAACGGTGGTTGGTGGATTTGGATTATCTTA